CCGGCGACGAGGATGTCTCGCGCGATGATGTCGACGGACTCCTCCATGTGCGCCCCGACCTCACGAGGGATCGTGGTGTCGAGGTTGAGGAACGACGTGAGCTTGAACTTCTTCGATGGCTTGACGGCGTTGCCGTACTCGGCCAGCGTGATCGTCTTCTGGGTGTCGGCGATCGTTCCCGGTGTCGGCTCGACGGTCTCCGACAGCGGTGTGATGGCCGGCGCGATCGCGCTGACGATCGTGAAGGTGACGGGGTTACCCGGCATGGGATCGTCGTGCTCATCCCACTTCACGTCTGCCACCGCGCGAAACACGTTCGCCGCGCGGTAGGCATCGAGTGCGGCCCGATTGAACACTGTCTTCACGGTGTCGCCACCGAGGAAGCCAGCGCCCTCCGCCGTGGTCATGGACGGTGCGGGCATCGGGTCTGCTCCTTCTCCCCTGGCCGTCGGCCGGGGAGGCGCTCCTACCCGGTCCGCTCGGCCTTCTGTTTCTGCCGGTACTCCTGCTGGATCTGCTCGATCTCCTCGAGCGTGCCGGCCTTGTTCAGCCGCTCACGGAGCTCGTCCTGGAAGCCGAGAGCTGGGTCCGGGGGTTCTCCCCCTGGCACCTGCTCGAAGCTCGCCAAGGTCGGGTCCGCGGGCGGCGTTGGGGCCGGCGGCGTACCGGGATCGGCTGGCGGTTCCCCGCCGGTCGGTGGTGGACTCGGAGGTTTCGGAGCCGTGCCACGCATCTCGTCACCGAGGGCCTTCGCCTGGTCCTCCATCTTGTCTGCGGGGACCATCTTGAGAAGCTCGACCATCGACGGCGTGAGCTTGTGCTCGGCGCCTAGCGCCCTTGCCCGCTCGGTCCGCCTGTCCTCGCGGAGCTTCGCGTTCTCCTGTTCCAGCAGCGCGATCCTTGCGTCCTTCGGATCGCCGGCAGTCGGGGTCGGAGTCCCCGGATCGTTCGGGTCCGCTGGGGCCGGGTCCGTGCCCGGGTCCATCGGGTCCGACATCGCGCCTCACCCCCTGGGTTCAGCCCCACCCGCATCGAGTGGCGCCGCGGCTTTCGCGGTCGAGGGCGAGCGTCCACGCATGGTCAAGGGAAACGGCGTGAACTGCTGGCGCGGCGCTGCGGCCCCAGGTTTGGGCTGAGACCTTCGACGATCCACGGGAACTTGACGTACGACGGATCAGGCGGGGGGCTCGGTGAAGGGCTCGGTGAAGGGCTCGGTGTGGGGCTGGGTGAGGGTTGCGGGCCGCCCTGATGCCAGGGCTTGTGGTGAGCTAGTGCTCTCCCTACAAGAATCGTCGATGGGCCGACGATCAGGATCCCGAGGAACGCACGTCGCGTGAGCATCGGGCCTCCCCAGATCTACAAGCCCTCGCGTACGGCGGCGAACGCGCTGTCCCGGGCGCGGCCTCCCCCGGTACCCGCGGCGACGAGTGCCTCGCGGTTGGCGAGGATCTGCTCGAGCCGGCCGCGAACGCCCTTGGGGTCTCGACCGGAGGAGAGCACGGCGAGGTCGGCGTCGGTGATGCCGGCGGCGTTGAGCTCGGGGCCGATGACGTTCTTGAACTGGTTGGCCTTGGCGATGATCTCGTTGATGTCCACGCGCGCCCCAGGAGACTCTGCTCCGATTTCTTTCGCGGCGCCCAGAGCTTCCTCTGGGGTCATCTCAAGGGTAGTGTCCATCCTGAGCGAAACGGCCTCGTAGAGGTTCTCTACGCGGGCCTCGGACTTCTTGGCGATGAAGTTGAACCACTCCTTCTTCCCTAGTGGCTCGGCGCCTGACGCCTCGAGCACCCCGTTGAACTCGACGCGGTACGCCTCGGTCGCCTTCGCCTGCTGCAGCACCATCGCCTTGAACGCCCACTCGTCCGGTGAGACCTCGCCGGCGACGAGCTGCCCGATCTTCTTCGGGCCGAGCTTGATCCCGAAGTTGCGTCCGATGTCGACGTAGCCTCCGGGCCCGTAGGCGAGGTCGAGGTACTGGGCCGGGGAGACCGCGAGCGAGCCGTCCTTTCGGAAGATCCCGGGGAACGCGCTGTCGAACTCGCGGCTGCCGTACAGCTCGGCGGTGAACTGCTCGGGCGTCCACCGCTGCACGATGGCCTCGCGGATCAGGTCGTCGAACAGCTTGGGGTTCAGGCCGTACGCGCGAAGGATGCTGGCGAGCTCGCCTTTCTGGACGTCAGGGTTGTCGGGCACGCCTACCTCTTTCCGAACGTCCGGGCGGCGACCGCCGCGTAGCGTGCGAACTCGTCACGGTAGAACTGTTGCTTGGCGGCGCCGGGTCGAGAGAGCTGCCAGGTCATGAAGTCGAACAGGTCGTGGCCCCCTCTGATGAAGCCCTCGATGTAGCCCATCGGCGGCTTCGCCCCCCAGAGCTGGTAGTAGAACGACGCCGCGGCCGAGACCGTGGGGTCGGCCGGCGCCGAGCTGCCGCCACCGCTCGAGCTGCTCGAGCCGCTCGAGCTCGATCCCCCGGAGGACGACGCACCGCCGTCGCCCGTGATGTCACCGATCGCGCCCTCGATGTCGCCGAGGTCGATCGGTGGTGGACCGCCGCCCTTCGGCTTGTCAGGCATCGTCAGTCACCGGGGTACCCCTGGATCGGTCCGAAGTAGCTGCTGAACTCGGGCATCAACGTGGCGACCAGCACGTCGGAGCCGTTGGTCTCCTCGAGCAGATCCCACTGCTGGGAGAACTCGGCCGAGGACTTCTTGAGCTGGCCCACGTACTCGACCAGCTTGGACCGGAGCACGTTGTAGACAGCCTTGGCCTTCGGATCGTAGGACCCGCCGAGCTTGCCCTGGTCGACCACGCCCTGAATCGTTGAGGTCGCGTCAAGGACCGCCCGCCAGTACGGACGGGCGAGCTTGATCTCGGTGCCGAACAACTGCTGCTGCAACCTGGGCGTGTCGACGATCACCCCGAGCGCGTAGCCCCACTCGTTCGTCGCGGCGACTTGCTTGGCGAAGGTCTTGTTCCGGCTGGCGTTCTGAGCGATCCACACGCCGAGGGCCTCGTACGCCTGGGTCGAGGAGAAGTCGGGATCGAACGCCTCGCGGTCGGCGATCTGTCCGCGGAGCTGAACGAAGTCGGTCCACAGCGCCTCGGACTTCGTGTTGGTCCCCAGGCCGAGGAGATCCTTGTCGAAGCGGCTCATGTACGGCACCCATCTGGCCGACAGCGACACGAGCGCGTCCTGGTGGTACGTCGGGTCCGCGGCCTTCCACCGGAGCAGGAGCGGGTTGGTCTTGCGATCGAACTTGTCGTACGCGACCTCGACGTAGGCCCGGATCGCGTTGAACGCATCGCCCCGGCTGCCCTCGGTCACGACGGCGCCCGGCTGCACATCGGGCGCATCACGCAGCTTCTCGTACCGGGTCCACCAGGGCGTGATCCGCTGGTTGAACGTCGCCTCGTCGATCGCGTCGATCGCCTTGTCGCCCGGCGTCAGCACATGCTCGAGGTCGCTGCCGAAGAACAGCCGGTAGGCCGTGGCCCCGTCGGGGTACTGGTCGTTCAGCCGGGCCACGCCGTCGTCGTACATCCCCGTGATCCCAAGCCGCTCCGCGGTCTTGGTGCGGATCGAGTGCAGCCCCACGTCGTTCAGCCTGTCGCGCGTCGAGCGTCGGAGCGAGAGGTACTTCACGAGCCACTGCCCGGTCTCGGTCTGCTGGAACAGCGGATCGCGCGAGAGCTTCTCGGATTCGGCGAGTACCTTGGGGTCGACGCCCTCGAGCGAGATCACGCCGGCGACCGCAGCCCATCCCGGGTTCAGCTCGCGGAGCTCGGTGATGCCGGCCTGGTAGTCGAGGTTTTGGTCGATGTAGGAGGGGTCGCCCTCGCCGATCTCCGGGTGGGCTTCCTGCCACGCGACCCATGCATCGTTCAGCGCGAAGTAGGCGTCCCAGCCCTGCTGCACGTGGGCCCGGTCGAGGAACTCCTCAGGCGAGAGAACGAGCCGCTGCCCCGACGCGATCGACGCGAAGAACGCACCGGGGTCGATGTTCCCGTCGCGGAGCTCGTGCGGGATGATCGCCCAGGTCCACTGCGGGTGCTGCTCGGCGAACTTCTTGGCCCCTCGCCCGGACAGGAGCTCGGTCACCGCAGCCGAGGTCGGGATCGCCACCGGCGAGTCGTTCTCCTCATTCCACATCGTTCGCGCGATCGTGATGAGGTCGAGCCCCGGGTGGACCTCCAAGAACTTCTCGCGCGCCTCCGAGTACCCGAGCTCGTCGACGTACGATCCCCACTCCTCCTCGAGCTCGTGGGTCGGGAACTCGATCCGCGGGGCGCCGGGGAACACGGCCGCGAAGAACGCGCGGAGCCCGGAGAACTGCCGGCCCTGGTTGCGAGCGAGCTCGGCGTTCGGCTCGAGGCCCATCGCCTGTTGGAGCTGGAGGAAATGCGTCTGCTGCAGGTTGGTCTCGGACTCGAACCACTCGGGGAATAGCGCCGCGAGGCCGTGGTGCAGGTAGCTCGGCAGCATGTTGCCCGGGCTCGAGGGGTCGATCCCGCCGTAGGCGAACAGCCAGCTCGACAGCCGCGTCTTCACGTCGGCGCGAAGCCCCGAGTGCAGGAGCAACTGCTGCAGGCCCCACGCCGCCTCGGGGTTGAACGACGGCAGCGGCACCGGGACCTCGCCGAAGATGTTGCCGGTCGGGAGCTGGAACGTGGACTGCGCGAACAGGTTGAAGCTCGACAGCGGGACCGAGAGCTCCCAGCCCCCGCCCTGGCCGACGGGTCGCAGGTTGCCTCCCGTGAGCGCCGCCAGCATCGGCGCCGCGCCGGCCCACCACGACAGGGGGACGACGAGCTCGCCTGTCTCCTCGTCGGTCCGCAGGAACCCCGACTCGACCCCGGTGCGGCCGAGACGGGCGGCGACCGCGACCACGCCGGGGTTCTGCCGGATGATCCTTGACCACACGATCGGGAACTCGAGGAACGGCTGGACGAATACGAGGAAGTGTCGGGTGAGCTGGTCGATCCGACCCTCGCGCGAGAAGTCGAACATGATCCGCTGCACCTGGCCGACGGCGAAGCCACGCGCGGAGTCGCGAAAACCGTCGAGCTTCTCGGGCGTGAGACCGCCGAGCCGGCTGGTCTCGAACTCGGGGATGCCCGGCATGATCTGGCGCTCGTGGAAGGCGACCCAGACTTGGTGCTCTACACCTCCGCGCCGTAGACCACCCGGATACGTGAGCCCGTCGAAGCCGGCACGATCGAGTGCTGCGTTGACGAAGGCTCGCTCGGGCTGCTCAACACCCCGGAAGGTGTCGAAGCCCTCGTCAATCAGCTCGTCAGGTAGCCCACCCAATCGCTCGCGCAGGCGGTCGAACCCGCGCGCGTGTCCCTCGATCGCTCGGTACAAGGACTCGGCGGGAACCTGGTCACCGAGCAGCGAGAGGTCGGACTGGCGGATCTGATCGACCTGAGCTTTGGGTAGACCGAGATCCTCGGCTGCGTCGAGGACCCTGTTGGCCTCGGCCTGGGTGACCGTCCCACTCACATCGAAGGGACGCCGGATTCGGAGATAGCCGGTCCTCACGTTGGGTGCCTGGACGATCCTCACCTGCCAGCCAGGCGCCACCCCCGGGATGAATGGACCCCACTCCGCTTGACCTCCATGCTCAGCCGCATAGGCCGTGGCTTCGGCCTCGGAGGAGAAACGAACTGGCAGGGGTGCTTGCGCCGCCTTGGTCTGTGAGTAGCCACTGGCGACGCCGGGATTGTCCGTGAAGTAGTAGCCCGGCCCGTACAGGGCGCCCGGGTCGATGTGGCTGGGATCGAAGCGCTCGAACTCGTTGGCTGTGCCGTGGTAGACACGCAGCGGGTTGCCGGCGTCGTCAAGGACGCGCGTGCCCTCAAGCGCCGGTGGGACCTTCACCGACCGCGAGTAGCTCGCAGGGTTGATCGCCATGTCGGTCTCGACGAGCGAGCGGAACATCCGGTCGTACCACGTCTTGAAATAGGGCTGGCGGGTCAGGCGGTTGGTCGGCTGCTCGACGATCCACCGCGCCACGAAGTCGCGGCCCCGCTTGAACGGTCCGACCCGGGCGAGCACCGACTCGTTGATGAGCGGACCGTGCACGAGCATCGGGCGCTCGGTCCGCGGGACCGCCCGGAGCATCTCGGGGGAGAGCATCCCGTCGCGCGCGGCGCCGGCGAGCTCGGGGTGTCCGTGGGTCAGGTCGCGCGCGTAGTTGACGCCGCGACGGACCTGGACCTCGAGCGCCTCGCGCGTGTAGCCCGGGCCCATGATCCGCTTCGCGTACCGCAGGCCGTCGCCCTGGCTCGTCAGGAACGCCATCGCCTGCCTGACCGAGTCCTCCTCGTCGACGCCCCGAGCGATGTCATCGAGGTAGCGCCGGCCGACCGGATCCAGCCCGAACTGGTGGCCGAGCGCGTTGTACCAGAAGTCGAGGAACTGCGGGGCCTCGCGGTCGATCGCACCCCAGTTGCCCGGCGTCAGCCACTCGCGCATCGCCTTCTGCGCGGGCCCGGGGGTGGCGAGCGAGAGCTGGTTGCGGATCGTGTTGGCGAGCGCCTCGTCCGGCAGGTGGCCCGGCCGGGGGAACCGCAGCGTCGTGTCGAGTCCGAACTCGGCGAGCTCTGGGACGTCGAGCTCGATCTGTCCGATCCGGCGAACGTCGGCCGCGAGCTCGGCTCGGCTCTCGGCCGGGAGCACTCGACGGCTGATCGCCTGGCCGGCGGACATGAGCCGGCTCTCGGTCGGGATCCCCTCGAGCACTTCGGCGGTCCGCTCCCCCGTCAGGATCTTCCCGGCTCGAAGCCGGCGGCCGATCCCCACCGTGGACAGGAACCGGGCCTGCTCCTCGATCCCGACCACCCGGAGCACGTACGCCGGGCGCAGCACGACGAGCGACTTCCACCAGATCAAGAACAGGTCGCGGGTGACGAGGTCAAGGCTCGTGTCCATGAACCGGCGGAGCGGGATCGTCACCTTGCGCGCGGGCGGGACCAGACCGCCCGCGCCGAACGCCTGCAGGTGGGCCGCTCGCCACTTCCGCCACGTGCCGATCGTCTCGGCGATCCCGCGGCGGAACACCATCGGGTCGATCATCTGCCAGGTGTTCACCGCTTGGGACGGGAGCAGCGGCTCTGAGATCGTCCCGACCACACCCTCGCCGCGCTCGATCCCGAACACACGGGCCTTCGCCGCCATGCCCCTACCGAGCCGGCGCTCGAGCTCGCCGATCAGGTTGTCGACGTCGTCCGGCGTGAAGCCGTAGAACGTCCCGATCCGACCCAGCATGTCCTGGTTCCAGCGGTTCATCGTCTTCACGAAGTCAGCCTCGCGGTAGGGGTTGGACGGACGCATCGCGTTGGCGAGCTCGAGCTGACCGCGTTCGATGTCATCGGCCGAGTAGACCTGGGACCGCACCAGCGTCCGACGGAAGTCCCGCACCGCTTCGGCGCCCTGCTCGATCGAGATTTCCAGGTGAGCGCCGGCGACCCGCGGCGAGCCGGTGAAGATGTTCCGCATCCCCCGACCGAGCGCCGTGGACGACAGCCGCGAGGATCGGAGCGCGAGCTCGGCGCGGGTGATCGGGCCGCTCACGTGCGGGATCTCGAGCATCCGGGGTCCGCGGGTGGCGAGGTCGAGGTAGGCATCATCGAGCGCCCCGAGCGCGGTCGCCGCGTCGTGGGTCAGGCGCGTCGTGCCGGCCTCATACCGCGCGCCGTCGGCCAGGAACAGCGGGAGCTGCTCGGCGCTGCGGGCTCGGATCGCCTCGACGTAGCCGCCGATGTGCGCGGCGAGCGTGTTCGGTGGCGGCGCGACTCCGAGACCCGCGAGCAGCACGGTTCTGACACCCTCGACCAGCTCGTCCTCGGACAGCTTGAGCTTCTGCCCCGCCTTCACGTACCGCCACACCCGCTCGGCGACCAGCGGGTGCAGGCCCTCCGCGGAGAAGTAGGTTCGGAAGTTGTCGACCGCGCGGCCGAAGAACTTCTCGGCCTGGCCTGAGCGCGTCGCTTCGCGGACGAGGTACTGGGGGATCGACAGGTCGCGCAGATCCCCGATCCGGCGCACCCGGCCATCGACGAAGCTCGCCACTCGAGCTCCCCACTGTTCGGCCTTGCCCGCCTCGGCGAGGCCCCATACCGTGCGAGCCGCGTGGGCCTTCGAGACGCCGTGAGCGGCGAGGTAGATCGGGTCGACGTAGAACCCCAGGAACAGCTCGGCCGTCAGCGTGAGCCACGGCGGAATCCCGACGTCGCGCTCCAGCTCCTCCATCGCCGTCGTTCGACCTCGCAGGATGTCCCACGAGTCGTGAGCGGACTCCCCGATCGGTGAGTCGCGGAACTGGGCGATGTTCTTGGGACGGCCGAAGGCGTCGGTCTCGATCCCCTCGAACGGCGCGAACACCGTGTCGGGATCCAGTAGGAACCGCGCGGCGACATCGAGCGGCCGAGCTGCCCAGTCGAGCAGGGTGCCGACGCCCTTGCCGAACCACGAGTCGGAGAATGGGATCTTGACCCGCTCGGCGATTTCCTTGCCCGCGGCGATGTAGTCGTCGTTCGCCTCCTGCAACGAGTCGAAGAAGTCACCCGGCATCGTCAGGCCGGCGACGATCTGCTGGCCCATCTCGTACTCGGCCTTGAGCCCCGACAGCGGGCCGGACTGCTCAAACCCCTCCTGGCTGGCGAGCGGCCCAAGCGCCGCCGCACCGCGGGTCGTCGCCGTGAACTTCGGCTCGCCGCGGGGCTGCACCACGATCTTGCGGATCGGCTCCGTCAGCGAGAGCCCGCCCTTGGTCTTGGGCGCGACGTACGTGGCGACGTCAGAGGCGCTGCGAAGGGCGACCCCCTCGGTGGCCGCACGCCGGGCGATCTCCGCGGCCATCAGCGGATCGAGGCCCTCGAACTCGGAGGTCGTCCGCAGGTTCGCCCCCACCACGGCGATGTCCACCCCAGACTCGGCCACGTCCAGCGCGAACGCCAGCGCCGAACCGAATGGAAGCTCGTCGCCTCGCAGCGGCGCGAGCGCCCTGACGGCCTCGGCCACGCGCTTCGAGTCGACCGTCTGGCCGCCGAGCATCCCGAGGACCAGCTTGCCCTCACGCTCGGTCGGCCTGATGCTGCCTCCGCCCATGATGTTCTTCCCCGGGCCCTCCACCGGCGGGTGCTCCAACCCGAGTGCATGTCCCAGCTCGTGAGCGAGCAGGTTCGTCGAGACCTCGCCGGTCCGCGGGTCGACCGCGCCCGAGTCGGGGTCGGTTGGGATCACGATGACCCCGGCCTTACGCTTGGTCCTGGCGAGCCGGACGCGCATCCCGGTCTCGCCGATCGGCTCGGAGAGCGGGCCCTTGCCATACCGGATCACGAAGTCCGCGTCCTCGGCGCTGTCGACGACCTGGATCACGTTGGTGTGCGCGGCCTCGTTCCACCAGAGCGAGGCTTGCTCGACCGAGATCCCCTGGCCGTAGACCTTGATCGGCTCCTCACGGAGCTGGACACTGAGCTCGCTCACCATCCGGTCGATCACTTCGGGCTCGTGCGCCCGGACCAGCCGGCGTGCCGTCCCGAGCGAGAACTCCGCCCCTGTGACCGGATCGGTGAACGCGCCCATCGGCTGCGCCTCGCCGGGTCGGTGCACCCCCGGGACGCCGCCGACCTGGAAGAACCACTGCGGCGGCAGGTCGAAGTACCGGGAGAGCATGACCGAAGCCCGCGCGATCTGGGTCTCGTCGAACGTGGACTGCGCCAACCCGAGCGAGGCCGCCGCCGGCAGCGTCCCCTGGGTCTTACGCTCGATCGTGGCGAGACGATCGACCGCGTCGAGCCGTTCCTGGATCGGGAAGTCGTCGCGTGGCGGCACGGGGTTAGCCCCCCGCGCGCAGCTTGTCGATGTAAGCCTTGAGCGACGGAGCCTTGTTCGAGCTCTCGAGCTGGTCGGCGACGCGGACCTGGAACGACCGCTCGTTCTCGTACGGCAGCATCACGAAGCTCGCGCCGGGGCCGAACGGGGCACCGTGGGTGATCGGCTCATCAGCGCGATCGGTCGGGGCGAACATCGCCTCGTCGTACCCGCCGGTGACGTCCTCCTCCTCGTCGGGCTGGCCGCCGGGTCCGTCGACCGGAACTGGCTGCGGGCGACCCGCCGGCGCCTGTTCGACGACAGGCTGACCGGGGCCGGGGGTCCCCATCGGGATCGTCCCGGCCATGCGCCGAAGGGCAGCGCCCTCCCCGTGGGGCGCGCCCTCCGGTTGGCGCAGGTCACCGCCGGCCAAGGTCTATCCGCCCGAGTGCTGCATCGCCTGGTCGGCCGCGGCGACGGCTTGGGTGTTGCAGTCCTCGCACTTCGGGTCGAACCCGTCCGCAGTCGGCGGCTCGGTGTCGATCGAGTGCTCGGCCGTCCCGGCGGAACGGTGGACGCCGCACACCGCCGGCTGCCACTGCGCGCCGTCGGGTCCGACGAGGAACATCTCGCCAGCGCCGATCGTGAGCTTGAACGTCTTGCGACCGAACTCGTAGCGTCCGCCCGTGACCTTCTTCGGTCCGGCGGGCCGGCTGGTGCGGCGCTTGGCCGTCGACTTCTTGGTCCCTACCATGAGCTACCTCCTCCTGCCCGCGGGTGCGGGTCCGACCTGACGAAGTAGGTCCAGCGGCGGAAGCGCCGGACCCTGCGTGACCTCGGCGCCGGGGACCCCGGACGGCACACCGATCTGCGGCCCACCGCCCGGAGAGGGCAACGCCCCCGGCAGCCCTGGCGCCGGCGTCTGCATGGCGAGCAGCTCCTTGGCGACCTGCTCGAGCGTCTTTCCCTCGGCGAACAGCTCGTACGCGCGAAGGCGCTGGGCGAGTGGCGTGTCGGGGAGCTGGAAACCCATCAGGATCGACTCACGCATCGAGCCCTCCGCCAGCCGCGCGAGCTCGCCCGGCACATCCTCGGTCCCGGGATCGTTCTCGAGGAACGACTCGAGCGACAGCGACTTCGACTGCAGCTTCTCGAGCTGCAAGACGCCGTGGGTCGCCGGGTCCAGTCCCGAGCTCGTGCCGTAGGACACGACGTTGGAGTAGTCGCCGCGGATCGTTGACTTCGGCGTGTACGTGAGCGAGTAGCGCCGGCCCCGGCTGATGCCGACGATCACCTTGCGCTCGTTGCACCACGCCTCGTCCTGGGCCATCGCCGCCTCGTTCGCGTACCGCTTGGCGACGGCGAACGATCGCTGGTGCCCCCGGGTCGAGGACACGAGCTTTCCCTGCGCGCGGGTGAGGAACGCGGCGGTCGCCTTGTTGAGCTGCACGTCGCCCTCGCGCGAGCGCGGGTTGTTCATCCCCGAGCGCGCCCCGTCGTCGAGCCGGTCGATGATCTGCATGGCCTGGAACGCCGGCGCCTCGGGTGAGATCGGATCCATCTTCGCGTCGGGGCCGAGCGCGAAGTATCTGGTCCCGGGTCCGCGATCGGTCGGGTTCTTCACGTTCCACACCAGCTTGCCGCCGTAGACCATCTCGATGAAGTAGTCGATCAGCAGGCGCATGTAGCGGTTCTCGGTGCGGACGACGCCCTTGGAGTCGTCGAGCTGGCCGAGCGGCTCGCGCGACCACGTCGCCCGATGTGCCAACTGGACTGGGCAGATCCCCGTGTCGTTCGGGCGAATCGCCAGGATCTCGGCCTCGAACCCGATGTCGGATTCGTAGTAGGCGCACCGCAGGATGAACTCGCCCGAGTACCACTCGACGACGGTCATCTCGGCAGGTGTCCCGGCGACCTGGGTCAGCTTCTCGAGGTCGTAGCCGTACTCGCGGATCCGCTTGTCCGTGAGTGGCGCGTTGATCTTGGTCATGAGCGCCGCCATCTGCTCGGGGTACTCGCGCTCGAGCCGGACGACGGACTCGGTGTAGACCACGCAGCACCGCTCGGTCGGCTGGTCCGGCTGCCAGTTGGGGTCGGGCAGGATGAAGTCGGGATCGAGCCGGCGGAACCGGGGGAACAGTCCGCCCTCGGCCTTCACCCGGCTGTACCGGGGCCACACCTTGATCGCGGTAAGGCCGCACGCGATCATGTCCATCCCGAACAGCTCGGGGTAGTTGAAGATCCCCGAGCCCTGCGTGTACCCGTTGATGATCTGCTCGACCTGCTCGGCGTTGGCTTCCCCGCGCGCGCCCTCGGGGAACCGGCGTTCGAGCGGGAGCATCTCGGCGAACTGGCGGCCGCCGTCCTCGATCGTGTCTCGGAATAGGTTGCCGACCATCGGCAGGTTCGTCTCGTCGACGTCCTTGGAGAAGACCGCACCCCAGTCGCCGGCGGCGAGCGAGCGGATCTCGGACTTTCGCTGGCGCCAACCGCCCCACCGATCCTGCCACTTGCGGTAGTTGTCGACGACCTCCTCGAGACAGGCGAGCTGGTCGCGCGTGTAGTTAGGCACCGAGCCCGCCCGCCCGCCGGTCGTTCGCCGCGAGGATCTCCTGGGGACTCGGCATCACGATCCCGGCCGCGCGCGCGATCTGCAGCGTCGACCGCTCAGGCTCGGGAAGTACGGCCGCACTTCGGATTGGCGCCCGCCGGCCGCGCTTGGACTCGGACCGCTTGGCGCCCGCGGCCCGGAGCTCTCGCCGGCGTGCTGCTCGAGCGGCGCTCACGAGACCATCTCGCCCGGGCGCCCGCGCGCCTGATCGGTCGAGCCGCGCTCGTGGATCACGTACGGATCGGCGCCATCGTAGTGATGCGGCGCATACGGTCGACCCTCGCCCTCAATCACGAAGAACTCGGCGGCCTCGTGGGTGACGACATCGACGAACCGATCGAACAGCCAGCGGCGCCAGTTTTGCCGATCGTACGCAGCAGCGGGGACCGGGAACATGTGCAGCACGCGGTACTCCCGACCCTTCTCCGGGTGATAGCTGTCGAACGTCTGGACCAGGATATTCAGCGTCAATCCTGAGCACCCTTGGCCCCGCCGTCGGCCGTCGTCGAGGTAGACCTGCCAGCCCGGTTCGAGCGTGCATTTGGAGACGAGCTCGGCCAGCTCGTCGGGGAATGGAGCCTCCTGGCGGTTCACCTCGCTCATCCGCGGACGAGAGTCGTGCCTCTGTCTAGGGATTTCTCGGGCTGACCCGCCCACGAGGGGGTTCCGTGTTCGGCCCATTCGGGGATCCCGGTCGTGTCGCCCTCGGTCGCGTCGAAGATCTCCGCGGCCCCCAGCGCGTCCATCCGGTGCGTGTAGAACCAGTGTTGCATCACGAGGTCAGACGTCTGTCCGTCGGGCCACGCGCACGCCTCCCGGCGCCAGGCGTCGCCCAGCAGCCGCTCCTCGTATCCCAGGTAGGGGATGTGCACCTTGGCGAACTGGTAGACAGGTCGGAGCATCTCAACCCCGCGCTCGACGTCGGTCTTGTTGATCGTCGTCGTGTGGGGGATGATCGCCACTTCGCGGCTGGACGCCCACCGCATGAAGAACGGGTACTGCATCAGCCACTTCTGAGCGGCGTTGGCCTCCGCGATGAAGTAGCGGAAGGGCACCCCGTCGGCGAGCGAGGCCTGCCACCACTCCTCGAGCAGTCCGATGTACGACCCCGGGTTCGACTCGTCGATGTAGAGGATGTCGGGCGCCTGCAACGGCCGTCGGAGCGCGCGGTGGACGACGTGCACCCGGTCCTCGTACCCGAGATAGTGGGCCATCGCCCAATACTTCGAGCTCGACGGGTCGAGCGAGACCGCCGACAGGATCGGCACCTTCTGCTTGATCGGGAACAAGAGCTGGCCGAACCCGCGGTCGTGATCGAAGCACCCGGACACGCGAGCTCCGACCTCGTCGGTCCCGCCCTCGAACCACGCCCGATGCGCGAGGTTGCCCTTGGGGTCGGTGTCCTCCTGCTGCCACACGAGCAGGTACCGCCCCTCGTCCTTGGCGATCTGGCGACGAAGGCGCTTCCATGTCACGCGCTCGGGGTCGAGCAGACATCCGTCCGGCCACGGCCCGTCGTGGACCTCCCCGTTGCACTTGGTCTCGTCGTGAGCGCGGAACCGGATCCGCTTGTAGAACGGCCGGGCCTCCCCCGTGTTCTCGTCGATCTCTTCGGGGTCGACCGCCTGCGTCACGCTGAAACTCAAGTCTTCGGGCCCAAACCTTGCGTTCGAGATCACGTACAGCCCGCCGGGTTCAAGTCGTGACTCGGCCTCGTTGTCGTTCCACTCCTCGAGCTTGGTCCGCTGCTCGACCGTGGCGCTGTTGGTCTTGTCGATCAGGTCGTCCCACACCACGACCTTGAACCGCCCCGACAGCAGCGACGCATCGTAGGACCCGGCCGCGAACGTCGGTTCCTTCTCGAGCCGGCGGACCCCTTTCAGCAGCTCGATCTCGAGTTCCTCGACCGACCACCGCGCGAGCGGATCCTCGGGCTTGAACCGCCCGTACCAGCGCATCAGCGTCTCGTTGGTCGAAAAGCTGGCTCGGATCCGCTTGACGTACCACGTCGACTTCTGCCACGAGCGGTGACCGAGCAAGATCGTCGGCTCGCCTCCGAGTGCTCGTTCGCGGGTGGCGAGCCACACCTGGAAATCATGGGTGACGAGCGTGGTCTTGCCGACCCCGGGCGGAGCGTTCACGACGACGTACTCGTCGTCCGGGCTCATGTACGCCTCGAGGAGCTGGCGCGCCATGATGCCCGCCCACGGCGGGTCGTAGATCCGACCGAGGACTTCGCGGCGGAAGATCGGGAACCCACCCGGTTCGAGCGCCGCGCGCGCCTTGTTCGAGAGCTGGTCCCAGGCGATCGGCCCCGTGCCCCCGACGTCGCGCAGATCGGAGACCTTCACGCCCATCGCGGCCAGCCACTTCTCGGCGGTCCCGGTGGCGATCCGAAGCTCCTTCGCCGCCTTGGCGACGGTCGCACCGCCGAGGATCTTGCCGTACAGCAGCTCCTTGCGCCGGCGCTGCACGTCCTTGGCGAGTCTCTCGATCGGAGCGCCGGGCGTGTCCTTGGTGACGAGCCCTTGCTTGAGCGCCCGGTCCCACCACGACCACGCCGTCGCGCGGGTGATCCCGAGGTCATCGCCGACCAACTGGTACGCGCGCCCCGTGGTCAAGATCTCGTCGACGAACCGAGCGAACAGGGCCTTGCGGTCCGGGGACATCGGCCGGCCGCGGGCTCCGGGTGGCGCCTGGGTCTGTCCCGGCATCAGGGCGCCTCGGTGTCGTCCTCGTCCGGTGTCAGGTAGTCACGCTCGAGCTTGAGGGTCGCGGCGCGCAGCAGGCCCAGCGTGCGGTACCAGTCCTGGCCGGTCATCACGTTGTACCCGATCGTGGCGGCGCCAGCTCCCAGCTCAGGCATCGCCCACTGGGTCAGCAGCAGGAAGCCCGTCAGCATCTCGCCCTCGGTCTCGTAGCCCCGCAGCAGACGTTCGAGCCGATCCGAGGCCAGGTCATCGCCGAGCTGCTCTGGATGGGACTCGAGCAGGAACGGGTCTACCGGCGCTTCTTCGCCGCCGGCTTCTTCGCGCCTTTCTTCATGAACGGGGCCGCCTGCTTGTCCCCGAACGGGTTGGGCCGCTTGGCTTTGGAGCCCTTGCCCCGTCGGGCCTGGTCCGCCTTGATCGCCGCTCCCTGCTTCGCCGCCTTCGCCGCGGCCCCCTTGCCCTTGTAGACCTTCCCCTTCTTCCCCCACCGCTTGCCTCCACTCGCCGACTCGACCGGCATCATTCCTCCCTCTGGTTCTCGAAGTGCTCGATGATCCTGGTCTTGCCGAGCTCGAGCAGCCCCACGAACGTCGACAGGGGCATGTCGCCCACGTGCATCACGCAGTACGCCGCGTGGCCTTCGGGATCCAGGTACTCGAGCACCCCGGCGTACGCGGTCGGGAACGACCCGGTCGGCGCCACGTCACGGACCCGCGCGAACGGATCGCTCTGCTGCTCGTCCGGGCTCGGCTGGTTGATCGGCATGTCCGGTCCCACGGACGCACCATCGGTGGATGGTCAAGGAAACAGCGAGGGCCCGACCAGTCCGGTCCAGGTGCTCGCGCCCCCCTTGCGGGTTGCGCCACCCTTCCCGGTCCACCCGGGCCCTTCGCCTGCACCTACCCCCTGCCCGGTGTTAGCGCCGCACGGGTCCCGCTCACACGGGTGGGCGACGCCTGCCTTTGCGGCCCCCGGATCACACTGCCCCCACGATGAGCACCGCGTCGCCTCCGAGCTCGTGGCCTCGTCGGCGTCCAGGGTTCGCGGTCAGGTCCGTTCGGTGCAGGCCGAACCCTACATCAGCACCCCGACACGGCCGATCCACAGTTCGGCGTGGACATGGAGCCGATCAGCAGCAGAACGCCGATCGCGAGCAGAACGAGGGCTCCGATGGCTGCGAACGTGTAGATCATCCAGAAGCCGTCGGAGGAGAGTCGTCGGAGGGTCATGAGCGGCATGATAGACCTTCGGCGTGCCTGCTGGCTAGAGAAGGCGCTCGGAGATGCCAGGCACGTATGAGGGGGAGGGTGGGGTGGTGGGGGTCCACCCCGGGTCGGCTCGCCGCGCGCGCCCGCGACCCGAAACACCCTCTGACCAGGGGAAACGCAGGGCACCCCCTTTAGGCACTTCCGAGAAGCGGGGTAATCGGTAGGCACGAGACCTTCGGCGACGTTCACCACGGGAACCGGAGCCCGCGCTCCGATGATGTCCCACCCACGCCTACGCGCCGACGTCATGGTCAGGCATGGGGCCCACGCTCCGACCTCCGATCCTCGCCCATGCGCCGACCCCATCGGGTATCGGGCTAGTGCATCGGGTAGTGGGGCCGGGCCCTCCGGTCGGAGCCTTACCGCGCGCGCGCCCGCGTATACGCGCGCGACCGTTGCCCGATCGGCGCATCCCTCCGACCCCATGCCGTCGACCCCTCGCCCATCGTCCGGCCGTGGTCAGCTCGCCGGCGTACCCTGCCCCGCTCTCGGTCCGGCTTCCTACCCTCGGGCATGGTCTTGCCCCTACTGCCTGGTCCCCTTCGGGGGTTGACTGCTGCACCGATGCTGGCGCGCCGTGGGCTCGAGCGCAGCGCCGGCCAGCACGGGCGCCCACAACGGCAACGGCCGGCCCGATCGCCCTACTCGAGCCGGCCGTCGACCGGGCTAGGTGCTCGGCGCCCTACGGCAGGCGCTCACCGTATCCTGCGAGCAGCCGGTCAGCGATCAGGTGCAGCCGCTCGCCGATCGCACGGTTGCCCTCGGGCCCGTTCTGCTCCGCGGTGCGAATCTCGCGGTCGGCCTCGGACCGGATCCCGACCGCAGCCGCTTCCTCGGCCCCATCCTCGAGACGGTAGGCGTGCTCGCACCCGTTGCACCGCGCGATCCCGACGAGCCGGCCACCACGCCAGCCCTGTGCGATCAGGCTCGCCGGCCCGCCGTACCCGTTCCGATGCACCACGTACTCGGGACTATCCCCGTGGATCGGATCCTCGGGACACGGCAGGCTCACCAGGTAGCCGTTGCGCGCCGAGAACTGCACCAGGCCATGCTCGACGCCCTCGGGAACCTCGGCGCCCCACAGGCGCAGCCCGCGGAACGGATCATCGAAGTCGCCGGGCGCGTTGCCGTCTTCGTCCGGCCACGGGAACCGGAACCGCACGACCTCGAGCACCGCACGGTCTCCGAAGTCAACGTCACTCTCGGCCAGCTTGCCGGTCTGGTCGGCCCGTAGATACAGCATGTCCTCGCAGGTGCCGATCTTGACTCGCAGGCCGTCGCTCACCGCGTACTCGCCCATCAGTAGCCTCCGCTCTCGCAGCGGTACACGAGCCGAACCGACCCATCTGCGCGCCGATCGAAAACGACCAGCCGAACGTGCCCGGCTGAATCCTCGGCCAGTCCCGCGCACCGGACCGTCGCCGGCCAGCGGGTCTGCTCCGTGCTCGAGCTCGCCGCGCCGGCCCCGTACCCGATCACGCCGGCCACCAGCGCCAGCGCTAGTGCTGCCTTGCGTGCCTTGCCCATGAACCTCACCCCTTCGCGCCGTCGGCCCATCCGATCGGCGAGGCACGGGCCCGAACCCTCGAGCTCGGGCCCGACCTTGCCGACCGTTAGGCGCCCTCGAGCTCGGCCGCAGCGCGCGCGTTCTCGAGGAGCTCGATCACGTCAGCCACGATGGCCGCCGGGATCGCCCATCCTTTGCGCGTGGGACCGTCGTACCGTGCCGACGTCACGAACCTCCGAGCATCGACCCACGGCGTACCGTCTGGCCCTCCGATCACCCGCACGACCAGGCGTGAGCGACCCGACCCGACCTCGCCCACGTTCACGAGCTCGGCCCAGTCCGTCGTTGTCGGCTCCGGGATGGGACCGACCGCGACCGCGGCGACGTGCTCGACCACGGGCGCCGGCTCGAACACTGGTGCCGGCGGTAGGTCGACGACGTGCCCGGCGCCGTCGTGCTCGTCGGCCTCGAGCTCCGAGCTGACCTCGGCCTCGCGCGCCTCATCCTCGGCACCGATCGGCTCTGGATCCGTCTCGTGCTCGGCCACGCCGGGATCCGTCTCATCCTCGGCCGGCGCATCGTCGACCTCGGGTGCCGGCTCGACCTTCGCCGGCGTGGGCACTTCGGCCACGGCAGGTAGCCGTACCGGCATGACTAGCGCGATCCGCTCGAGATCGTCGCCCGTCGCCCGCACCACGCCAGGCTTGAGCCCATCTCGCAGCTCGAGCACGGTCTCCGATGCATCGGCGAGCGCCGCCACGCACCCGGCTAGATAGGTCGGGTTGAACGCGACCGACATTGGATCGCCGACGTAGTCACACCCGTCGACCTCGGCCGCGTACGCTCCGAGGTCGGGCGAGCTCGCCGAGATACGCAGGCCGGCGTCGTTCAGCTCGAGCCGGGCCGGCGAGGTACCCAGGCAGTAGGGCGCCGCGTTGCCGATCGCCTCGAGCAGCGCCGCCGGCTCGAACCGGAGCGTGCCGCCATCGTCGCCGGCTCGCCTCGGGTCGGGCACGAGCTGCGCGTAGTTCGGGTATTCCCCTTCGATCACACGCGACACGACCAGGACGGCACGCTTGCCCTCGAGCGCGACCTCGAACGAGAGCGCCGACCCTTGCAGCGCGCCCGACTTGTCGATCGTGAGCTCGGGCGCACGGACCAGCACGCGCCCGCTACCCTTCGCGCCGACCAGCTTGGAGACGGCGCGCAGCACGCGCCCGGGCACGATCGCCTTACCTTCGGCACACGCACCCGATCCGAGCTCGCCGTGGTGCATCCGGTAGGAATCGGTTGCCGTCAGCTTGAGGCACACCCCATCGAGCTCGAGCAGCGCACCCGTGAGCACGGGTCGCGCCTCATCGGTTGAGCATGCCGGCGCCACGGCCTCGATCAACCGCCGAAGGTCGGCCGCGTCGAACGATCCGATCAGCTCGGCCGGCGTCTCGAGGGATGGGAAATCCTCGAGCACGAGCAACCGGAGCGAGCCGGCGCCGTTCACCACGAGCGCGCCGGCGCCATCCGGTCGGAGGGAGAACGTCTCCCCCTTGAACGACCGCGCCGCATCCTTGAGCATGCGGAACGGCACGAGCGCCGACCACGTCTCGCCGGCCGTCTCGGCCTCCGCTCCGACCTCGGCCACGGCCGAAGCCTCGAGGTCGGTCGTCGTCAGCTCGAGCGAGCCGGCGCCGGCCACGATCCGAACCCCGGTCAACGCCGGGATACCCGGTCGGCTTGAGACCGCCGACCCGACCGCGCCGAGCGCGGCCCGTAGGTCTTTCGTGCTGACCCGCATGGGCCCTCACCCCTTCTGACGGCGGGGCTAGGTAGGTTCCGCCGTCAAGGCGAAGTTGACCACGGCGCCCGGCCCACTGTCAAGTCCTACGGTTGACTTCGCCCGGCCGATATGACACGATCCGACCTCGAGCACGACCCGGTAGCACGTGCCAGGAGACCGTGACCTGCGATGGCCCCACCCAACAGCAGCCAGCGCATGACCGCCGATCAGGTTCGCCGCCTACTTCGCGCCGCCGAACGGTTCGATGCCGAGCAGGTACGTGCACGTGATCGCTTCGAGGGCGTACTCGTTGAGCTCCGCGACGAAGGCGTGTCGCTCGGTGCCATCGCGCTCATCCTCGGCGTGTCCCGTCAGGCCGTGCACCAGCGGCTCAACCGGGGCCAGTCATGACCACGACTCGCCTTCCGAAGCCGTACACCCGCTCCGAGCTGGGCGCCTTGTACGATGCGGCCTCTGTTCGCCCCGAGGTCTCCGCCGCGATGCGTTTCCTGCACGACACAGGACTGCGGATCTCCGAGGCTTGCGCGATCAGCACGGAGGAGGCTCGCTCGTGGCCGCTCCCGCCCCGGTGGTGCCGGCGTCCGGCCTGTCCCCGTCACCGGGCGAGCTTCCGAACGATCGGCAAGGGTGACCGCGAGCGGATCGTCATGCTCACGCCGGCTGCCCTACGCGCGGCGCGCGTGCTCGTGGACAACAGCTCGAACGGGCACATGATGCCGTGGACCGACAGAGGGGTGCGCTACCTGTTCGAGCAGGTCGGCCAGGCTGCCGGCGTTCACTGTCACCCGCACCGCTTCCGTCACACACTGGCGAGCGAGCTCGTGGAATCCGGCGTGCCTATCGAGATCGTCGCCGACATGCTCGGCCACTCCAAGACCGAGATCACCCGGCTCTACTGGATCGCATCGGAGCGGGCGAAGGTCGAGGCGCTCAGTCGCCGGCGTCGGTTCCTTCGCCGGCGCTAGGCCGACTTCCTCCGACGCCGGCGCCGAGGCTTGCGGCCGATCTGCTCGTCGATGATCCGCAGCGGGTAGCCCTCGAAGACCTCGAGCACCACGTCTCGCTCGCTCACACCTTCGCGCGTCGTGCGCTCGGTCGAATCGACGCACGTCGCCTCGAGGTAGATCGCCACTCGGTCGCCGTAGCGGATGCCCTCGGTGTCGGGCAGGTCGTTGGCTCCGCGCACCGAGAAGCGCGTCACGTCGAAGGATCGGAGCAGCGCCTCTCGCTCGGCGGGGTTGGGCGCCCGTGTCTTAGGTCGGGGTGTCGACAAGCGACGCCTCCATCAGTCGTCGCCCGATCCACTCGGCGACGGGGACGCAGACGGCGTTGCCAAGTACGCGGCGACGCTGGTACCGAGCCAGTCGAGCAGTCCATCCTCGAGGGAACCCTTGGAGTCCTTCGGCTTCGACGGGATCGAGAACGCGAAGCCCTCGCCCCGGCTCGAACACGTAACTGTCCTCCGCCGCCAACCGCATCGGGTGCGCAGTAAGACACGCTGCAACGGGCGTCGTCTCCTCACTGCTCGACGCGCCAAACCCCAGACCATCCGCGGCGTCAAATACAGCTCGGGCGAATCCGGGGGTTCGCTCAGAAAGGCCTCCGACAAGGAAGTCCCGCCGGCGACTCTGACCTGTGAAATCACGAGCGTCGAGCGCGAGAGCAGCGAGTCCGTATCCGAGGGCTTCCAGTCCGACCGCGAAGTCGAGAGCATCTGGTGAAGGAACGTTCTCGCGGACCACCCATCGGGGCCGGAGGACGCCGACCAGGGCGAGGAAGTAGCCCGAGAGGTCGGGCTGTTTCGAGGGTCGATCTCCTCGAGCGCGGGACCGGATCGGGCAGGGATCGCCGCCAGCAAGGACGTCCACAGGATCTGGCGGCTGGGCGATGAGACCCCGGACATCTCCGTGTCGCTCGAGACCGGGCCAGTGTTCGGCGAGGACGGCGCGGCAACGCTCAT